TGCTTCCGCAATCTGGTGATCGAGGACGCCTCCGACCATAAAGCCCGTGAAGCCGGTATCCTGAGCCTGGAGACCGCTAATCTGCTTCTCCAGCGTTTGTTTCGCTGCCACTAGCGTGTCGAGCGTCCGGCCGCCGAGGTCGCCCTTGCCATAGGCAGCAGTGGCCGTATCGAAGGCCCGCTTCATTTCGGCGGCACCCTGCACGACAGAGACCACGAGGCTCTTGAACTTGTAATCCATGGAATTGATGATGCTGTCGAAGTCGGCGTCAAGCTGATGCGCCGCGTTCACGGCATCGACGGAGAGCACGCGCCCGAGTTCATGCGCCTCCGTTGCGGCATCGCGAAGCCCGTCCGCACCATTCCTGAGCGTGCTGACGAGATCGCCTCCGGCGGAGCCAAAGGCCACCTGTGCCAGCCGCAGCCTGTCCTGCTGGGAAGCCGCGTTCTTGATCAGATCGGCATAGTCATCGAACAAGGCGGACTGGCTGCGGAGATTTCCCGCCTGGTCTCTCAGCGCCACGCCATTGGCGGCCAGGATGCGGGAGAAGTCGTTGACCCTGCCGCTCGCGGCCTGCGAGAGATGCTGGCCGAAGACGACGAGCGCCTGGTCGACGGAAGCGACCGGATCGCCGGCCTTCTCCGCCGCGTAGCGCAATTCCTGCAGGGCGTCAGTCGTTATGCCGACCTCCTCGGCAACCTTGCCGATGTCGGCGACATCCTTGATCGCGTCCTTGATCTTGTCGAAGGAGAAACTGGCGACCAGCCCGCCGGCGATGCCTGCTCCTATTCCGGCAAACAGCGAGCCGCCGACCCCCAGCTTTGAAAGCCGGGTCTCCATCTCCTTGCCGCGATGCTCGACCTTGCTGAAGCTCGCATCGGAATCCGCCTGGAGTTTTGCCAGCGCCTTGTCGTACTTGCCGAAATTCGCTTCGAGCGTGGCGATGAGGCGATCGACTTCCACTGCCATTACTGTGCTTCCCTCATCGCCGCCTCGAACTCTTCAACGGTGGGCGGATCGACCTTGCCCGTGTGCGCCCGGTTCCAGCCGCGCAGGATCGCCGCCCATTCGCCGAGCGATAGCGACATGACATCGCCAACACCCATCAGGACTGCGCTGGTTCGGATTGCGGCGAAGTCGATGCGCTCGTCTCCGCCGCGTCCGCTTCCCCCGATGGTGGGTTCTCCGCCGAATGCACGCGAGCGAGACCGGCGAGCACGACGGCATAGGCCACGTCCCGGTTCTCATCGACCGGCCGCTCGTCGATGTACCTGCGAACCTTCGCGAGCGCATCGACCGGCTTCATCCCGCCGCCGATCAGGCCGAGGCGGAGCACCTCGCGGATATCGGCAAGACGAGCCTCACGGTAGGCAGGCGACAGACGACGAGACAGAACGGAGAGCGCGAGGTCGCGTTTCTCCTCGATCTCTTCCATCTCGGCGAGACCAAGGCGGAAGGTATAGGTGCCATCCGCCCAATCGAGTTCGACGGCGCCATAACGGCTCATGCGGCGGCATCCGTCCAGTCAACAGCGCCGTCGGAAACGAGGGTCACGTTGCAGGTGGACTGTTCTTTGTTGCCGTCAGAAGTGATTTCAAAGTCGGTCAGCTTGAACGGGGCCTGCCAATAGCCGCCACCGGAAGCGAGCGGGACATACAGATCAAACTGGATGTTCTTCGAATCGTCACTGTTGAACCAGTCAAACCAGTCGGCAACGGAGGCAGTGTAGAGCATGCCGGCGCCGGTGATCGTGGCCGAAAGGCCGTCCTTTGTGACCGACTTCCATGCCGGATCGTCGGGGTTGTCGCAATCCGGCATGATGGTCTGCTTCGTGTCGGACGTAAACTTGATGCCGCGCGACGTGTTGATAAGACAGTCGGCGGTGAAGACCTCGGGTGAAGCGCCGTCGCTGATCTTGACGCGCAGCTTCGACCCCGTGATACGAGGCACAGCAGTCATGGGTTTTCTCCTTGTGAAGATGCCCGTCCGGGCCGGTTAAGCCGGGTCGATCAGTGCCCGGAAATTGACGACGGCGTGTTCCGTTTTGCCGTCAGGATCGCGGAAAACCCGCGTCGTTTCATGCGCGATGGAGACCAGCGAAAGGCCGGAGATAGAGGCAATGGCGGTGACGCGAGTGGCGACGCTGGCAGCGATCCTCTTGACCTCACCCTTCGAGCCGTCCACCGGGCGCGACCAGCAGTGCACGTCCGTATGGAGTTCCCAGCCGGCCTGGCACGTGGTGCTGTCGTCAATCACCTGCTCGTCGCCTATGGTGATGTGCGGGAATGGCTCGTTTTCCGGCACCTGATCGAAGACGTTGCCGCCCGCCAGAGCGGGCGCGGCCGTCAGAGCGGCATAAATCGCCCTTTGAAGCTCATCGCCGATCATGAACTGACCGCCTTTCGGGCAGCTTTGCCGTAGGCGCGGCCAAGGCGCTGGCGAGCGCGCTTCTTGCCAAACCGATAGGCGGGGAAGAAGAACGGGTGCGCCGTGACGCCGGGGTTTTCTGAGCCGGCGAACTTGCCTTCGTTCTTGTGCTTTTTCGTTCCGAACTCCTCGGAGAAGGCATAGTCGTACTCGTAGGCTGTTAGCCCGAATTTGTCGGTCACCGTCTTCGTCGTCTTCGGACCGCCGGCGAACATGCCGATCACCAGCCCGTCGGTGTCCGGCTTCGCTTCGTTCGCGATGGTGCTGGCAAGCGTTCCTGTCTTGCGCCGCACGAGCCGCTTCTGCATGGCCGTGATCTCGTCGGCCGACTGCTTCAGCGAATGCGACATCTCACCTTTCACCGCAGGCGGGAGGGCTTTAAGCCGCCGGATGAACCTGTCTCGATTAGCGATCTTCATCACGCCGCCACGCCAGATTGAGCCAGGATATCGAGGAACATCCGATCTTCGGTCGGCGTGATATCCCGGATGTTGTAGATCGTGCCCGTTCGCACATCGCGTGCGCGCCAGTCCGTCGTAATGGTGCGCGTCTCCGTCGAAGACCGGACACGGATGACGATGGTGTGCGTCCCTTCCAGCCGGGCCGCCAGAACGGTTTCGCCGCCGCGCAAGTGCGTGAAGCCGGCGCGGCGCTGGAACTGCTCCGCCCATGTCGCGGTCGTGCCGCCGAGGCCATCCGAAGCAGCGCCTTTCTTGTCAAAGGCGACGCGCTCTATTAGCTGACCAGCGTCAGTTGAATTCTTGGCCAATTGGTGCTGATCCTATCTGACGAGATAGCGGAGGGCAGAAATGCGTGCGATTTTCGGTGCAATAGCCATTCTGGCAGGAGCGATGGCGGTCGCGCATGCAGAGGGGCCACCGCCGGTCAGCAAGCAGTGCAATGCCTCCGCCGATGCTCAGTCAAAGACCGCGCCAGAAGATATCGCCAAGCAGCTATCTGACTGCAAATCGGGTGATCTGATGCTGGCCAGCTTTACCGACGCCGACGATGCCGGCATGGTCCAGCAAGTTACCGCTGCATACCTATGCGACTATCACTCATCAATCCTCGCCACTTCGTACGGCCCCATGGCCTTCGTCACCTGCATCAAGCGCTGAGCCACCGGACGCTTCCGGCTGATCGGCGGTCTCCGTCGCCTTCACCGTAGGCGCACCAGCGCCGGCCGCCTCCGCCTTCTCGGCGCATTCCCGTGTGACGTTCTGCACCATGCCGGCCTTGTAGGCGATGGTGACCCTGCCGCGCTTCGCGTCAGGTGAGAAGTTGAAGTCCTTGTCGAAACGGAACCACATCAGGCGCCCCTCCTGTAGTTGCAGAGCAGCGCGTCAACACCGGCCGGCATCGGCAGGTTCTCGACAGTTGCTCCGACAAGGATGTTTTCCCGCTTGGCGTACCATGTGGCGACGAGCATCAGCATGGCGTGTTTGACGGAGGGCGGCGCTGTTTCGTAGCCAACGATTGCGGTGAGCGTGATCCGCGAGCCCATCTGGATCGCCGGCCATGCTTGGCCGATTTTCAGGGCAATGGATGGCTCTAGCCCATCCTTCCGTAACTCATACACGTCAGTCGACAACGTCTGCGTCGCGCCAGCAACATCCACGTAGGTGATGGAGGTAACAGACGAGACGGGAGCTTCCGGCAAGCGGCGCAGATCCGCAAAGCAATCGCACTTCGCCTCGATCGTCTGGCTGGCGAAGCGAACACCACAATAGTGCTCGACGTGATCGCGCGCGGTAGCAATTAGTCGCTCGATGAGCGCGTCATCATCCGTATGATCGACGATGCCCTGCGCCTTCGCCTCATCCAGCGTGACCGGCTCGCTAGAGGCTGCTTCCGTGATCGTCGCCGGATACCACATTCCGCTTTTTCCTTCCGCGCTTCTCTGCGGCTGGCGCGGCCACCGCGCGTTCCGTCTCATGCTCCGCAACAGGCACGGCGTACCCGGCCTCGATAAGGCGAATGGCCTCGTCTTGCGGGAAGTCACGCTGGTCGCCCGGCCCGAGCGAATACTCGTTACCGGACAACCCAACCATCATGCGGATAATCACTATGCCGCCGAAGCCGCCTTGAGGACGCCGCCATCATTCCAGATAGTCGCGCCATCAGCAGGGTCGGTGGTGGGAATGCTCGCAACGATGGTCAAAAGGGCTGTGCGCGCAGTAGAAAGCGAGACGCTACCGTCAGCAACGGCAAAATCATCAGTATCGAACTCAACCGCCGTAACGGCAGATCCAGCGTCAAACGACCCGCCGCTTTCGACGGTAATCTTGCCGCCGCTGGCGACAACAAGCTCGTCGCCGCCTTGCTTCATGTAAACCTTGGCGCTGTAATCAGCCATGATTATCTCCTTGTTGGAAGAAGGAGGGCGGCCATTTGCGACCGCCCATGCCTAATTACGCATGGGTGATGAGGTGCTTAACCGCAGCCGTGTCACCAAGCTCGCCATCAAGACGGATAAGACCGGCAATGCCGAGATCCGGCCAGAAGCGCTCACGCAGCACGCCGATGACCGGCTGGCCAACCTTGCGGACGAAGTATTTGCCGAAGTCGCCGAACAGCATGACCTTCTTGGCCGCGGCAATGGAGTCCATCGCCTGATTGATGCTGTAGCTGTAGCCGAGAAGGCTACCGGGAACTCCCTTTTGAACATCGCCAGCGGACCAAATGTAGCGGCCTTCGCCGTCCTTCAGCTTGCGCAGCGCCGCCAACGTGGTGTCATTGAACATGAAGCGCACTTTTGGCGACTGGCGATAGGCCGGGTCAACCGAATGTACGAGGTCAACAAGCTCGTCATACGTGAAAGCCGTAGCGGAGGCCGTGGTCTTGCCTAGCGTCGAAGCTGTGACGATGCCGTTCGGATCGCCGGTACCGTCACCAATGGTAAGCTGGAGGTTGGCAATGCGGCCAAGGCGCTCACCAAGCAGCGAGCCGAGCAAGGTCTCCATGTTGAAAATGGAATCCTGCGCCAGTTCGTAAGAGAACTTCACGAACTCGGTATCATAGGCGTAGGCTTCAAGCGACTTCTGGCCGAAGGTGACGTCCTTGCCGCCATCGTCCGTCAGTGCCGTGCCTTCTGTGTGCTGACCAGCGGTACTGTCAGTATCATCAACGGTCGGCACCTTGATCGGATTGCCGCTCGATGTATTGATGGTGGTGCAGATGTCCTCATCGTACATCGGTCCCCACATCTTCATGGACTTGATGATCTGGTCGGCAAGCTCGGTCGGGACGGTGTAGCCACCAGCCGTGGTGGTTCCCGCCGTCTGCGTTCGGAATTCGGCCTTCGGCTGCACGCCGGCCTTGAGGACCGCGCGCTCTTCCGAGGTCAGTTCGGCGATATCGCCACCGCAGGCAATGAATTTGTGGAAGACCTCACGGTACTCCATCTGCTCGCCAGCATCCTGGCCGCGACCTTCGCCGTCACCAGAAATCGGGCGCTGTTTGGCGCGGCGCTCTTCTGCGTCTTTCTCGATCTTGGCAACACGCTCTTCGCGCTCGATCTGCTTTTCCAGACGATCGTATTCCGCCATGGCGTCGTCGTGCTGAATCTCCAGTTCCTTGGCGCGAGTTTCTTCGGTCGCAGCTGTGATCTGGTCGAGACGTTCGCGAGACTCTGCAACGATAGTGGCCTGCTTCTCGCGCAGTTCCTTGATCCGATTGCTCATCGGTTCATCCTTTCAACAATGTGCTGTGGGGATTGGGCTTTGGCGCGAGGGGCCTAGGCTTTACTCCTCGCCCGCGTTTGCAGGTCGAGGGAAACTTTCATGCCGATTCGGCGTGCGGCGGCGCTGAAATTCTGTTGGCGGCGCTCCTTCCGGGACTCGTCGAGCGAGCGGAGCGCTATGGATGTGCCGTCGTATGCTGGTTCGGAAACGATGCTGACCTCTCGCAATTCGACGCCAAGAATGGTGCGGGTTGGCGGATCGATCGTTTCGTCCCACTCCTGGTGGGTGACACTGAAGCCGAACGACATACCGGAAATGTCGCCGCGCTCGATGAGCGCCTTCACATCACGGCCATCAGACGTATCGGGAAGATCGATTTCGACATAGAGGCCCTTATCGTCCTCCTTGAGCCGAAGCGTGCCAGCCGAGGCGCGGCCAAGAACACGTCCACGATCATGGTCGAAATAGGCACGGACATCGGCAGTGCGCAGTGTGTTGGTGAATGCACCGCGAGCGATGATCTCTCGGAAATAGCCACCAATATCTGCCGTCCCGCCGAAGACGGCAGCATAGCCAGCCACGATGACGTCGCCGTCGTCATTGGCGCGCTGCTCTACCGGCCTGACCAGTGACCGAAGCTCGGCCTCAGGCTTATTCGTCATTATCGTCTCCGTTCGCGTCGACTCCGTCGTTTGCCGGTAAGGTTGGTTGCGCAAGTGCCGGCTGCTTACCCAGGACTACCGTGGCGCCCTGCACAAGAAGGTCGTCGGCGGCAGGATTACTGTGCTTCGGGCGATTTTCGAGGGCGCGAGCTTCGTTCGGCGTCAGTTGCGCCGTCTGGATCGCGCGAGCGACGCCATCAATACGGCTCTTGAAATCGCCACGCATGAGGCCCGATAGGTTATGTTCGACGTACCGGCGGCCGTTGAAGCGACCGAAGAGCTTCAGGTTCATTTCGCCCTCAAGCGCCGCGGTCCATTGGCCGATCAGATGCTTGACGAGATGCAGATCCTGTTGCTCGGCGTTGGTAAATGTGGCCCGGCTCAAATCCTGCAAGAAGACAGGCGGTAACTGATATGCGCGGGCAATTTCCTGAATCTGGAACAGCCGCGCCTCGGTCATCTGACCCTTTTCAGGGTCGAAGCCTACCTGCGTAAGTTTGTGGCCAGGCGGCATCGGGAACAGTGGCTTTTCCGCTGACTTCGCGGTGTCTATGGCGCGATGTATATCGGCCATGGCCCGCTTCATCGCCTCCGGGCCTTGGGGCAATGGGCCCTCCAATGCCAGCGGAGGTACACCGCCGCCAGCGAAGAACTTGCTGCCGTAATCATTCATGGCCAGCGCAAGTTGGATAGCCTTACTCGCCAGTTTGATCGGCCCAAAATGCGAGACCTGATCTTCCTTCAGCATGAAGGGAACGTCGATCACGTCTTCGGCAGGATATTCCTTATTGTCGAACTTATAGACAAGGCTGAACCCGGATCGCTTGATCGTCGTTTTTCGTGGGTCCATCGGCCATAGTGCCTCGACGTAGGAACCGTTCCGCTCGATCCAGGCAAGGCCACGACCACCGGTGAAAACCTGCTGCCAGAACCATTGATCGAACTTGAACTTGTCCATCAGTGGGTTGGGGTTTTCGTGGATGACGGTCGCGACCTTGCCCGTAAGACGCTCGGACCCCTTGTCTGTCCGGCGATACGCGTGCCGCGGAATTGCGGCGAGCGTACGCGACAGAAACGCAACTGCCGCCAGGACGGCTGGGACGGTCAAGGCGCTCTCGATCGTAACATTCGGCAGATTTGCCGACGTCACGCCGAAATATTCCAAGAAGTTTTCGGCGCTTACGGGCACGCCAGTATTCTCAGGCGAGGTGGCCGAACGCCGCTCTCGCCGGATGTCAAAGCCAAATAAAATCATTAAGCTGCCAAGCTAAAATCGGGATCATCCCAAGGCGACGTGACTGGCACGGCCCCAAGCTCATTGTGCGCCGCACCCGTTGCCTCGGCGATCGAGACCAGTCCGTCGATCCGGCCGCGACTACGCTTCTTGTCGAAAGCCCGGTTGTTCATCGGATCTGAGACGATGATCGCGTTCGAGGCACACATAGTGGTCACCGGGCTCCGGTCGATAATGATGTCACCGTTCAGGATTGCATCTTCCAGTTTCTCAATTGACTTCGGCATGCAAAGCGCCCGCTCGACGAATACGATGCGCGTTCCTTGACCATGGGAAACCAGCATCAGCCCTTCGCCTTCCGGCTCATCCGGCCCCTTGAACTGCCAAACAGGGAAGTCGATCCGGGCGCAGGCGTCGATGAAGTCGCCGATCTTCGCCGGGTCGAAGGTCAGGAACTGGACATCGTGTCCCGCGTCGAGCAGCTTTTTCACCTTGGCGCCGACAAACTCGTAGTCGATCGTCGCGCCAGGCACCGCCTCCAGCGTCACATTCGGATCATCGGCCCATTTGTCGTAGGGTGCATTGTCGTCGCGCGCCCGATCATGGATGCCGGCCTTCGTCGTGAAATACCACGTCTTGACGTGAAGCTTCAGGCCCTTCTGCCAGCATGCCGACAACGCGGTCAGGTCGTTCTTCTTCGATAGGTCGAGACCGAGCCAGCATGGCAGGCCGACCATCTCAGCCTCATCGACAACACCCTGGCAGCTTTCCCAGGCCTCCTGTGTCGTCCAGAAGCCTTCGGTTCCTACCGGGATGCCGAAATAAAGCCGCTTGGTCGAAAGGGCCTCCGACAGCATCAGCCGCGCTGTGTTCACTCGCTTCCGGACGTTGTCGACCGGATAGGTGATGCCGAGCGCCGGTAGCGCCTTCTGCCAGCAATCCTCGTTGTCGAAGACGGTTTTGCGGTCCTTCTCATCCACTCTAGCGATGAAGCCGAACAGCGTGTCGTCCTCGGCCTGCCCCGTGACGACCTTCTGGAACAACTCAGAATATTCGGTTCCGACGATCTGGTTGACGGCCGGCGTATTTGTGCCGAGCAACATCAGCGGATCGCCGCTCATCTTGTCGATCGCGGCTTTCCAGATTTGCAGCGCATTGCTCGATTTGTATTCGTGAACCTCATCGCCAAGGACTGCATAGGGCCTCGGCCCTGAGATCGCATCGCTGTTGGCAAGCGATTGAAACTTCGAGCCGGTGGCCGGATGCTCTATGCGCCAGGCATTGTCGCCGGTGCCGCGAATGATAACTTCACCGCGGGCTTCAAGGCTATCGCCATCCTCGCATTCCGGAATGGTCGACCTGCACATTGCGACGCCATCTTTGAAGAGAACGTTCGCCTGATCTTTGTCGCCGGCAATCGCATAGACTTCCGATCTCTGCTTGCCGGCGAAGCCCATCAGGTAGAGGCCGATGGCAGCCATGAATGGTGATTTTGCCTGGCCTTTTCCGGTCTCCATCCACGCCATCCGGAAACGGCGCAGCCCGTCCGAGCGATACCAACCGAACAGCGAGCCCGTAACGAATTCGTGCCAAGGCAGCAGGTGAAATGGCTTTCCCGCAGCAACGCCTTCCGTCACCGTTAAGACGGCAGGGAAAAAACCACAGGCATGAGCAATTCGATCGGGGCGATAAATTAGTCCCCTATCGGCTCCTTCATCGAGATCCCGCAAATGGCGCCTGCATGCCGCCTTAACAAGTTCTCCTGCCACAATCTTGTCGTCGAGCACGTTCAGCGCATGACGGGTCGCAACATCGTCAGCCGCCGGGCGTGCTGAGATAGGCGTCGAGCGCCTTTTTCTTTTTACCGCCACGGGTTACCGCCTTTGTTGCCTTTCCGCGGCTGACTGGATCAATTCCGAGCTTGCCCTCCAGCACTACGATGCGTTCGTCGGCCTGCCGCATGACGGCCCAAAATGGATTCCACTGGCCTACCTTCGCCCGTTTTGCACCAAGGATGGCGCCGTGCTCAGCCACGTGTCGAGCCGCTTTGCGATACTGGATCCGGAATTCAACGAGCCGGACCATCGTATGACCATTAGCAACAGCTAATGTCCCTGCAGCGGTAAGTTCATCGACGACGGTTGCCCATTGTTCGGCCGCTTCCTCCTGGTCATTGACGTCGGTGAAAATCGCCTTCCAGCCGGGTTCGACAAGCTTGTCCGCCATCTCATTCTCCTACGGAGAATGGCCGACATCCCCCTATCCAAAAACTATTCTCAGTGAAAACGGAGGGGGCGGTCGGGTGCAGTGGCGGAAGGCCTCTGACTTTCGAACCCCCCTCCCCGACAACATCAGTAGGCATTCCAAGGATGCGCAGGGTCCAACGGCCTACCCATCTCGTCGCAGCCGATGACGTAGCCTCTGGCTTCCTCGCGCTGGATCAGCGTGTCGTGACAGCCCTTGCAGTCGGTCTCGACATTATCGAGGTCGAAGAACAGAACCGGGTTGCCTTTATGCGCGATCTTGTGATGGGCGACGGCCGCTCGGGGATGGTGCCTGTTGCCCTCTATGACGATGCAGCCGCAGCGCTGGCAGGTATAGAGATCGCGGAGGAATGCCTGCTTGCGGATGCCGTGTGTCCCGCACCAGCGAGGATCGCGGTATAGGGCGCGGTACTGCTGTGCTTCCGGTGAGCGAGGATGTGAGCGCCGCTGCCTATCACCTATGCTGGCAGGACGATGGGCTGGAGGCTTGCGGGGCATGACGTTTACGGAACGCTAACCATGTTGCGGGCCTTGAGTGGATCAATCTCGGAACGAACTTCGGCCGATGAAGGCCTGCAAGTAGATTCCGGCATGCATCAATTGCCCATCTCCGCCGCCCTGATCGTGTCCGTGATAGTTGGCCTCATGGCTGTGTCGACAGCCGCCGATAATCGGCAGCCCGACCCACACTGGTTGCAGGGATCGGATTTGAGCCGATGACCTTCCGGACCGCTCACGTGAGCGTTGCGTTCTTCCTCAACGATGACGATTTGCTGCGACTCATAACGGCGATGTGATAAGGGTGACTATCCAGCACGCGCTTATGCGTTTCGTCCTGACGAAGATCGGACATTTTCATGAAAATCCCCGAATGGATTCAGACCGCCCTTTATGGCGCGGTCGCCGGAGCCATTGCACTCGCAATCGTCGGATTCGGCTGGGGTGGTTGGGTCACCGGCGGTACGGCTGACGAAATGGCCTTCAATGCCGGTTCCGCCGCCGCCGTGGCCGCGATGACACCCTACTGTCTCGCGCAGACGAAGTCAGACCCGAATGCAACGCGCGTTCTTGCCGCCCTTAAAGCGGCGAATAGTTATGATCGTAGCCGTATTCTTGCAAAGGCAGGATGGGCGACACCTCCGGGCGCTAGAGAGCCAATCGGCGACCTGGCGAGAGCGTGCACAAGCGCGCTTTCCCTCGATTGAGCACCCGGTCCCGATCAGGATGAGGAAATCTCCATCCGCCGCCCCATTCGGCACGCGAGGCGTCGTCGCGCCAACCCTCCCTGCGATAGAAGCAAAAATTCCCAAGCCGAAACGAAGACGGTCCTACATCGACATGACCGTTCACTACGGCGCGATCGTCAAGATTGTCATCGCGCTGTGGGCGGCGACTATTGTGGCAGCAATGCTGTGGCCGTGAATATCGCTTTCGGCTTGATCTTCCGTGAGCCGGCAAAAGTGATGGCCTCATGCTCAATATAGGATTCCAGTCATGGTAATCAGATTCGTGCCGAAACCTTCGCTGGGGAAATCGACTCGGACGAACAAATCGAAAGAGGTTTCCCCCGAGAAGGAGCGTCCAGGCAAACCGGCATCTGTAAAATCGCCTAGTGTGCCCTCGGACCGCTAGCACGCTCCGAGAATCTATGACCGCGCACTATCGGAAGCGCGTGACGCGGAAACTCCATACCGGCGGAACAAGGCTGGCATCTGGACATTGTTCCTCAAACCAATGGAGGTTCAGATGCCCGATAAAGGCGTAATACCTGGAGGCAAGGACGCCCGCGAGCGAAGCCGAAATGAAAAGCCGGACGACGCCGCACAGCATACGAAGAACCAACCTGCCAGTCGTGATCCCAAGCAACCCGTTGACAAAGACGGGAAGATCGTCGCCGACGATTGAGGCAGAAACGAAAGCCGCCGGGGATTTCACCCGACGGCTCCGTCGCGCGTGTCCTCGTTTGCCAACTCGCCAGTACATCCCGGGTCGGACGAAGAGGGAAGCACCAGTCTAAGCCGCCTTCGCCGCGGCAGTCGTCTTGTTGATCGACATGACGGCGATGTTCGTCAGTTTGTTGTTTGTCGCCTTCTCCTGATCGAGGATTTCGCTCAGGAGCTTGTGGGCCTCGTCATGGCCGAGATCCTTGGCCCACTCGCGTAACGACCCGTAGCGGGCGATCTCGTAATGTTCCACAGCCTGGCAGGCAGCGAGCAGACCAGCATTGAGGGCTGTGCCCGATGCTTCTTCCATCAGGCCGTCAGCCTCTTTGATGAGACCTTCGATGGCATCGCATTTGGTGCCTTCGGCCTTCTTGCCGATCGACTTGAAGACCATTTCCAGTTTCTTGATCTGGCCCACCGTGTCTTCGAGGTGATCCTCCGCGGCCTTCTTCAGTTTCGCGTCGGTCGCAGCTTTCGCCACTTTCGGCAGAGCTTTGGTGATGGCGTTCTCGGCATAGTAGATATCTTCGAGCGTGTGCTCGAATATGTCGGCGAGCGTCTTCATAGCGATGTCTCCGAGCCAGAATTGGCTAGGAGAAGAATGCAGTGAGCGACCGTTGGTTCCGGCTTCTAGCCATTGGCCTTCCGCGCTCGACTCGCTGCCCGACAACGGCATATATCGGTGCTTGGGCTGTGGAGACGAAATTGCCTCTAACCAAGGCATCAAATTACCATCGCAAAACCATTCGCAGTCTTCGCCCAACCAAGGAGACATCCGGTGGCAGATGATTGTGTGCTGCGTAAACAAGAATTCGCGCTCAGCCAAGTGCCGGCCAGTTTGGCACACATCATAGAATTGATGGCGGCAGGGAGCCACTTCCATGGCTCGACCTGCCGCCGAACGCCCAGTGCAGCGAGGAGGAGGCGCGCAAAGGGCGATAGTTACCCGACATTCGACGCGAACGACGCCGGGGCGGTCGTTGCCGCAAACAAATAGGGTCGCCAAACGGCGACCCACTAAAATGCATCCCCTCCATTCTATAGGGGGATGGGTCCCGGATAATCGGACCCTACGCAACGTACTTTTTTAGGGCTTCGGCAAGATTGTCGTTTGCAGCGCGCAGCATCCGCTTTCCTGCCTTTCGGCCATATTCTCCCGTATGGCCCACCACTGCGCCTATGTCTCCATAGTTCTTTGCTGTCATGGCGGCATCCAGAACCTTCACGTCGGTAGGCAACAACTCTGCCATCGCACGCCGCCACTCCCGCGCACCGAGCAACCCGTAATACATGTCCTGCCACGCCATGGCGCCGCCGCCTGCGCACTGTGATTTTTTCCCTGCCAGGAACATGTCGGCTGCGCGCTTCGGCTCGCGCGGGAAGCCTGGCGGGCATTTCGTGACTGGCGGTAATTCACCATACTTTTCAATCGTGTTGGCAGTTGCCGCGGCGAGCATTTCTCGCAGTTCGTCGACGGTGCGGGCTTTGCCCTTTTTCACTGGTTTCTTCTTGCCGATCTTCGATGCTTGCGGCTTGCCGTCAAGCATCTTTGACCACACCTTGTTAGTGGCTCCCCAAACCCGGGTCGAACCCTTTTCCTTACGGAGCCGTTCACGTGTCCCGAGAATGGCTCCGACCGGCAAGTTTACTCGCTGTTCGACGATCTTGCCTGCCTCGCCACGGACCAAGGCTTTTTCTGTCTGCGTACCATCGCTGAATCGCAAAGAGCCGATGCTGGTGACGACCGCGTGCTCGGTCTCGACCTTGTCGCCGTCCACATCGCGTACTTCATAGTGCTTGCCGAACTCGACGTCGCCAGCCACGGGATACCGTTCTTTGCGTGCTTTCTTGCCGCTGAAAGACGCGAAGGAGGGTACATCCTTGTATTTGGCTTTTGCGGCTTCACGCAGGATCAGATTGACGCTTGGCTCTATCTCCCTGACCATTTCCTTGACGT